GTTTGGACAACCTGATCAGGAAATCAGAGCACAGTCCTATCCATACATCACTATTGATATGATTGATATTGCCGAAGATTTTTCCCGTGCCATGAGAGGTAGAGTAAAGCCAGCCTATTTAACTAACCCATCAGTCATTGGCACAAGTACTGCTTGGGATACTGATGAGCATGACTGGGATATAAACTATCCAATTCCAGTAAACATTGATTATCAAGTTACTTCTTACTCTCGTCAACCACGTCATGACCGACAAATTTTGTCGCAATTACTTTACTCAAAACTTCCCTTGAGGTTTGCTGTCCTAGATACAGGACCAAACACTGTGTTCGGCACTACTCGCCGCCTAGATGTTCTGGATATCTCTAAGAGAGACATTACAGAGCAAGGACGAAGATTATTCGTAAATGCAATAACAGTCCGTGTCTCAAGTGAGATTGCGGCTGAAACATACAAACAGATGTACAAAGTGTTGCAACTAAACGTCACAGGCACAACTGGAAGTCAGATCATAGATCGCTCTCAGTTCACTGCCATCGATACGTACACTCAATCGGCACCATAAGGTCCCTCCCCCAAACTAGTTAGGAGAAAAAATGGCTTATAGCCGCCCAGGTGTTTACATCAGTGAACGCCTATTACCACCAGTACTCCCAAGTGGAGTTACTGCAAATGCTGCTGGCGCAGTTGTTGCACCTTTTGCACAAGGCCCAGAAACAGTAACGCTTGTTAACTCTTGGTATGAATTTACTAAGTACTTTGGAGGCTACAACGCTTCCTATCCAGCCACCTTCCAAATTGGCTCATTCTTTGCTAATGGTGGACGTGAACTGTATGTTCAACGTCTACTTGCTGCTAACGCTGTCGCAGCATCTAGAAACTTAACAGATGGCGGCGGAGCAACTGCTGCAACTGTTACATCTAAGAATGCTGGAACAGATGGAAACAATCTTCGTGTTGTTCTTACTGCAGGTTCTGTAGCAAGCACTTACACCCTAACTCTTTATAAAGAGTCAGGTGTTGCTAATGATATTAACGATGATGTTTTATTAGAGAGATACGAAAATATTGTCTTTGATGATTCAACATCAAGTGATTATGCACCAACTGTAATCAATATCGTTTCACCAAACATTTCAGTATCTGTTGCTGGTGGATATGCAGGTGCTTCAATTACTCTAGCAACCTACCCATTAACAAGTGGCTCAAATGGAACTGCTACTGCTTCAACTGATTACACCAACTATAAGGCTGGTGGCGCTTCGGTGTTTGAGAGATTTACATCTCTTGATCGCCCACTAGTAATATTCCTACCTGTTGCAAATGCATTAGCATCTGGAACTGTAGCAGTATTTGATGCTGCAACATCTTGGGCAGAAGATAGCAATGGCTTTGTTGTAATTGGAACTGACCCAGATTTAACAGTAGCAAATGCTGTTTCTTTTGCTGGATCTCTTACTGATACAAGCAATGCTGCTGTCTACTATCCAAACATCTTTATTTCAGATCCACTAGGACGTAGTACAGGTGCTCTTCGTAAGATTGAACCTACAGGTGCAGTAGTAGGTCTTTATCTATCAACCGATGCAAGCCGTGGTGTATTCAAGGCACCTGCTGGAATTTCAACTCCAGTGCTAGGCATTGTTGCTGTAGAAAAATCTTTCACATCTGCAGAGTTAGACACAATGAATGAAAGCACATCCCCAGTAAATCCAATTCGCCAAATTCCTGGTGCTGGACTTTCTGTAATGGGTGCTCGTACTTTAAAGCAAGATGGAACTGCAAACAAGTATGTAAATATGCGACGTTCTTTAATTTATATTCGAAAGAATCTAAAGAACCTAACAGAGTTTGCACTATTTGAAAATAATGATGAAAGACTGTGGGCACGTATAAACACAAATCTTGGATCATTCTTAAATGAGTATCGCAACCAGGGTGGCCTTCGTGGAGCAACTGCCTCACAAGCCTACTTTGTAAAGTGCGATGCAGAGAACAACTCCGATGCAGATATTGCAAATGGTGAAGTTCACATTCAAGTTGGTGTTGCTCTTCAATATCCAGCAGAGTTCATCGTCATCGATCTCAGCCAAAAGACGCTGAACTAACCCGAAGGAGATAATAAATAAATGCCTACAATCATTAATAATCGGTCAAATTTAATTACCGATCCGTTACGTAACTTTAGATTTTTAGTTACGTTTAAACCATTGACAAGTGTTGGTGGTGCACCAACTAGTACTGCAACTAACAATCTTGCTAACGCAGTTACTTTTGGTTTTACATCAATCTCTGGAATGGCGGTTACAACCGATTCCATTCCTTACCGTGAGGGTGGATACAACACCACCGTTCACCAGATTCCTGGACAAACTACATTTGCTCCTATTACATTACAACGTGGTGTAATTCTTGGAACTAATCAAAACTGGGAATGGATGAGAAACTTGTTTGCAACAGTTCAAGGCGGAGGAACAACTCGTGGTAAAAACGAAAACTTCCGTTGCGATCTAGAAATCAAGGTTCTATCACACCCAATTCCATCAGCAGGTGAGACTCCTCAAAACAGTCCATCAACAACTGACCATGTCGCAATGCGTATGGAAGTTTATAACTGCTGGCCAACTGCTGTAGCATACTCAGACTTAAACGCTGGCGATAACGCTTTGCTTGTGGAACAGATGACTCTGGTTCATGAGGGCTTTAATATCAACTGGGCAGCAAATCTAACTACAGACGCAGCAGCGTTTACAGCATAATCTAACAAAGGATAACAATGACGAACACCATTAGTGCAGCGGCCAATCCCGCATTAGCAAACCAAATGTTAAATAAGGCGTTAACTGAAACGCCAAAAGAAAGAACGCCTGAGATCGTATCTCCTTCAGATACAACTGTTGAACTTCCTGGCGGCTATGTAAATGCCGCTGGGGAGATCATCAAAACTGCAGAGGTACGTGAACTCACAGGTAAAGATGAAGAGATAATCTCTAAAACAAATAACTTAGGCAAGGCAGTCTTAACAATCCTACAACTAGGAACTGTAAAGATTGGAAACGAAATAGCCACTGATAAATTACTTGATGAACTTTTAATAGGAGACAGAGATGCCATCCTACTTGGAATTTTAAAGGCTACCTTTGGAAACACAGTAAAGATTCCCGTGTTTGCAGATGGCGAAGAAAAGTTAGTTGAAGTTGATATCAACGCAGATATTAAGACAAAGATACTTACTGATCCTGTAAATGATCGAGTGTTTATTGTTAAAGGTAAGAGCGTTGATTACACAGTAAAACTTCCTAACGGAGTAGTTCAAAGAGAGATGATTAACAATGCAGAAAAAACTTCTGCCGAATTAAGCACTCTCGTTCTTGAAAACACTTTAGTACGTATAGGAGAGTCTCCTGTATATAGCAAAACGCAAGTGCAAGCACTTAGCGTTGTAGATCGCAGAAAGATTATAGAAGAGATAAACAAACGAGCCCCAGGTCCACAATTTGAAGATGTAGTTGTTACTGACCCTGATACAGGAAGTGAGGTAACGGTTCCTATTAATTTAGGTACCTTATTTCAGTTCTAATGTAATTAGTTATGTAAGGCTGTTCTCTGAATGGTCTGCATTAAGTGATTATTATGAAGGTTGGTCTCTATCTGAGATAAAAGAATTATCTCGTAGAGAAAGAAGTAATTGGTTAGAAGTTGCCAGAGTTCAATATGAAAGGATGAGAAGTGGCTAAAGATCCCTTATCTCAACTCTCCAATGTTAACTCTGCGCTGGGCACAACTGAAAAGAGATTAAGTGCCATAGAAGGACTCGTCAAAAGAATTGGCGGATTTGCTTCTACCTCTCTAAAACAAGTATCTAATATCTTGTCACCAAGTGTTGGTCAGGGAACCAACATGACACTTGGAACAAGTGGCGCTCAGTTTAGTAACGGCGCTGGTGGTAGTGCTGGTCAAGGCGGAATGATGCCATGGCTATACACCAAGCAGGGTGCTGCGACTGTTGCTGGAGTTCAAGTTGGCATGGGTGCCGCTGCTGGTGCATACGCTGCACTACCAGATCTTGGCATGACTGTATCTCGTGCAACTGGCTTCTACCAAGCATCACTTCGCAGTGGCGGAGCAATGAGTCGTGCTGGTTTAGCAAAAGCAACCTTTGGCGCATTAGGTGGCGGAATTACTGGACCAGGTGAAGATGCTGCAGCAGCAGCGATGCTTGTTCAAGGCTATGGCTATATGCCAGGTAGTGCTGACTTTACTAGAGCGATGCGAGAAGTTGGTGGCGCTGCTCGTTATCTAGGAATGCCAAATGCAACGGCGGCTCAGGCTATTGGTGGATTACATACTGGTGCAATGGGTGGAAATCTTTATCAGTACGGTATTAGTACCTTTGATCCAAAGACTGGCACGGCTAGATCTACGGGTGATATTGCTAGACAGTTATTTACCAGGATGACTCAAGGCAGACAAGTTACTGCAGAACAAATGGCATTATCTTTGCGTGAAGGTTTTGCTGGGCAATCATTAAGGGCTCTTGGATTCTCACAGGCACAACAAGAAATTTTTGGAACCATGCTCACAGACATGGCTGCTGGTAAAACTATTAGCAGTGATTTAGAAAACGCACCATTTAATCCTGCTAATCCAGCGAATGCACAAATGCAAATTGCTACATCAATGACATCATTAATGGAGCGTGGAACAGAGCCAATGATTGCTGGCTTTGAAAGAGCAGCGAGTGCCGTTGCTGCATTGAATAAATCTTTAGAAGGATTACCTGATGCCTTCTTCGAGTTAAAGGGTGCGGTTCAAGGATTTTCTGGAACAAATGTTGGCGCAGGTGTATCTGGTGTTGTTGGTGGAATTGCTGGTGCTGCTGGAACACTACTAACTTACAAAGGTTTAAAGATGGCACTAGGTGGCGTAGCGTCTAGGGCTGGACAAGCAGCCACATCTGGTGTTGGTAAGGCTGGTGCTACTGCTGCAGCGGGTACTGCTGCTAAAGTTGGATTAACAGGTTTAGGAAGAGCCGTGCCTGTTCTTGGTGGAGCAGTGGCAGGTGCAACTGGTCAAGGATTTTTAAGCACAGTTGGTATAGGTGCTGCGGCTGGTGGAATTGGTGGTGCATTTTTTGGGGGAATTGGTGCAGTTCCTGGAGCAATTGGTGGAGGAATTTTATCTGGTCTTGGTTGGCTAGGCACTAAAGCAATATCAAGTATGTTTGGAACTCCCGCTAATGCTGCACAGACATCTCAAACGGGAACACAGATGACTGCTGGCATGGATCAGGGATTAATGCAGACTCTACAAAATGCTGGATTCTCTGGCCAATCATTAACAACTGCTTATGGAATTGTTAAAGCCGAATCTGGTGGCAGAGCAAATGCCTACAACCCAACTGGTATGGATGACTCTTATGGTTTATTCCAAATTAATATGGAAAATAATGACCCAAGAAATCCTAATATGGGAAATAAAAGAAATGCAGCATACTTAAAGAAATACGCATCTATTGGATACACGGGTCCAGAAAGTCTAAAAGATCCAAATATAAATGCACGAATTGCATACGATATCTCTAAAGGTGGAACAAACTTTAATCCATGGACTACCTATACTAGTGGAAAGTATTTACAACATACTTCAGGAGTTTCAACCGCAAACGTAGGAACAAACACCGTAAATGTAAATGTTAGTTTAGCCAATGCATCAATAGCAGAGGCTAACTCTTTAGCCAAAAAAGTAAAAGAAATATTATTAAATGATAAAGATCTTCAAGCGATGGGAAGTAAATAATGGCTGGTAGATTAATAACAAGTGGCCCTAATAAATATGCTAGACCAGGATCTATTGCTCTTACTACAGCCCAAATAATTTCCAATGTACAAAATGAACAACAAAGAGCCAATGAAGAAAAGAAAATTAAGGCTGAAAAAGCAAAACAACAGAAGGCGCTACAAGAAGCGGTCTATGAGTTTGATGTATTAACAAAGGCAAAAAAATCAGCGTATGTAGCATTGGCTGGGTTAGAAAAAACTTTAAGAGATCTTTATACTGCTTATGGACCTCCTCCTTATAGTAGCGGAGAACAGGCAAACTTAAATAATGCCATTTTAAATATTAACAATGCAAATACAAATATTGCTGTTCTTACAACTAGAATAAATACGGCTGAAACTTTAAAGAAATCTATTCAAAATCAACTAATCTCTTCTTCTCAAGCCGCTGATAAAAAAGAATTTGATACAAGAAAACCTGTGATTAATCCAAAAACAAAAAAGCCAAGTGGAAAGAAAACGGTAGAAAAACCAATAAAAGGTGCTACTGAAGATCCTCCACCAACTACAACTCCCCCAGCACCTTTCTACACCTATAACGCACCAATGGTTAGGTCGGCATATTTTAGAAACAAAGGTCCTCAAAGTGAAAATACTTTTAGGGGAATGTCGGACGCAGGTAACTATGCGGATGCAAAGAACATGTATACCCCGATTAAATACGATCCAATTACTGGAACAGTCCTTGAATCAGCACCCGCTGCAAAAGGAACTATTCAAATGTCTCGTAGTCGTATAGATAATACGCAGTTCTATAATAAAAAAACCGACTCATCAATTGACCCAACAATGTATGGATTTAAATTTTTGTACAATCCAACAGAGGTAAGTATGGGATGGGGAATTGCTGAAGGATTTAACCCCGAAGTAGTTGCAAGTGGAGCAGACGGTGGTATAACTCCTGTAGGTGCTGGATTAAATCAAAGCACTGTAGATTTTACATTATTGTTAAATAGAATTGGAGACATGTCTTACTTAGACTCAAATGGATTGATTACTGGTGCAACTAATCCTTACCCAGGTAATTTTAATAAACTTGAAGATTTAAAAATGATTTACAAAAAAGGAACTATGTATGATATTGAATATCTTTTTAGAACTATAAATGGACCTAACGCAACCTATCAATCTAGTTTAAACGATAGAACTGCAGACAGGGGATATTTAACTGGTGCTCAAGTAGAGTTACATCTTGGAGATGGACTTAGGTATCTAGTAAGAATTGGGTCTATTGCAATAAACCACACGGTATTTAATGACAGAATGGTTCCTATTATTTCTAACGTACAAATTAGTTGTCATAGATTCTACGACCCTCCAGAAATAAAGGATTAAAAATGATCTTTTTAGATAGCAGATACGCTGATGGACCTCTATTTAAGGCTTGGCATGCTAAAAAACAAGAGTATCACTTAACAGTTTTTAGAACGTACCCAGACTATTTACAAAGTTATTTTATATATGAGTGGGTTGAAACAGATCGACTAGATATATTAGCAACTAAATTTTTAGGAAGTCCTGGTTTATGGTGGCAAATTTTAGATGTTAATCCTGAAATTATAAATCCAGACACAATACAACCAGGTACACAATTAAGGATTCCAAATGCTTAATCCAGGACTTCAAAATAGAAGAAGTACTTCTTTTAAAGTTACCTATCCAGACTTTCCTTCTATAACATCTTTACCACGCAGCATTACTTTACATCAAGAAATGGGTAAACATGACATTGTAGAAATTAAGTATAGAAGTGTTACCACATCTTTATATAAAAGTATAAAGACTGGAGTGCCCGTTGAAATTACTTGGAAAAACGATAAAGTATCTGGCATCTTTAGGGGATATACAAACGTAGTTTCTTTTCCAATTAAACAAGATAAATATCGTGAATTAAAAATTATTTGTGTAGGAGCATCTTACCCTCTAAAAGAACATTCTTCTAAGGTATGGATAAATAAAACAGCCCCTGAGATTGCTATTGATATTGCTAGAAAGTTTAAATTAAAACCAGTAGTTACATCTCATCCAACTAGATTTACTCAACAGTCTTTGGCTGGTCAATCCTACTGGGAAAAATTAAATGAATTAGCGGATCAAATTGGTTATGGAATGCAAGTATCAGGAACTGAATTACATTTTCATCCTATAGATAAAATGATAAATCAATTTATGACCGTAATTCCAGTCATGTCATTTAAAGATCTGTTAACATCTCCATCTAATTACTACAGCGCACCTACTCTAGATGTGTTTGAAAGTCGTATTGGAGATTATATTGAAAATCCAGATGAGTACAACAGAACCAGAAACACAGTCAGCGGTGTTGACCCAGTAACGGGTAAAGTTTACTCATCAACAACTTCACCAAATAAAGTAGGAAAGTCTTTAAGACAAAATACAAAAGACCCATTATTTTTTCAAAATAAAACTACTGTTGTGGTAAACAGTAACGCAATGGCTAGATCATTATCTGAAGCCGCATCTCATCTAGGAAGGTTTAAAATTCCAGCAACGGGTGTTGGACAAGGAGACCCAAGAATTGCTCCTTGGAGAACTATTGAGGTTAGAGGTACTGGAGACAATAGCGATGGCTTTTGGGTTATAAAAAAAGTACAACACTATATGCATGCCGACGGTAGATACCAAGTAGAGTTTGTTTGTGTAACCGATGGGGTTGGTGATAACAAACCTAGTGCATTTAGACCATCTAATGCTGGTACTGTTCCAACAAGAGATGTAAAGAGCGCTCAGGCCAGAGGAAAGGCAACATCCACTAAACTAAGTGCTAAGTCGCCACTAGTGTCTCAAAGATCTGCTGGTTACAAAGTTACCCCAAGAAAGTGGACAGGTAAATAATGGCTGAAAAAGCGATCTCTCTTCCTTTTTTAATTGACCCATATGGTCGAGTGGCTTCAACCCAATCTCAATCAAAGATTTGGTCAGATAAAGTTAAATCAGTATTGGGTACCACATTACGAGAAAGAGTTATGCGTCCTAATTTTGGTACTTTAATTCCTTACTCTCTCTTTAACACAGAAAATACGGCGGCTGTTGAGATAGAGTCAGAAGTAAATAAAGCATTTACAGAACAGTTATCGTTATTAACTCTGGAAAAGGTTAACGTAACTAGTGATCCATATACAAATGTTTTAACTATAGAAGTAATTTACGGATTGCCAAACGACGAAATAGTAAGTACCGTTGTCGGATTGGTTCTTATTCAGGGTACTAAACCAATCTATGAGGAGTTGCTATGACCATAGCCCCAGTATCTAATATCCCAGTATCAGTTGACTATACTGGTAGGGATTACTATTCGCTTAGAGACGCACTAATTGCCCGAATTCAAGATCGAATTCCTGAGTGGACCGCATCAGACCCAGCAGACTTTGGTGTTGCTTTAGTTGAGGCTTTTGCATATATGGGAGACTTAGTCTCTTACTATATCGATAGAACCGCTAATGAAGCCTTCTTAGCAACTGCTACTCAAAGAGACAGCATTTTAAATATTGCTTTAACTTATGGCTATACTCCCGCTGGGTATAGAGCAGCAACCGTTGATGTTATTTTTTCAAATACATCAGAAGATGCGGTGGAAATACCTGCAGGAACTGTACTAACTGGAGCAGTTGTTATTGAAGACACTGTCGAAACTGTTTACTTTACTACTGATGCAGTGGCTGTTGTACCCGCTATTGCTGGAGAAACTCCTGGTACCTATACTGTGGGAGCAACACAGGGACGATCAGTAATTCTTGTTGCTGAAGATGTAACTACATATGGAGAGTTAGTTGGAACAGCAGATGGAACTCCAAATATGTCTTTTGAACTTGGAGAGACACCAGTAGTTGATGGAACAATTGAGGTATTTGTTCAAGATGGAGACATCTTTTCTAAATGGACACAAGTGCAACACTTGTTAGATTACGGTCCAACAAATCTTGTTTACTCAGTATTTTCTGACTCAGACAATATTGTTACTATAAATTTTGGTGACGGTGTATCGGGAGCAATTCCTACAAACTACTCAGAAATTAGAGTTAGGTACACTGTGGGTGGAGGATCTATTGGGAATATATCAGCCAGTACTTTAGATAGTATTGATTATCTTCCTGGGTTATCAGAAGGTGAAACAACCGCAATTCAAGGTGCAATTACTTTAACAAATGATGCTGTTGGATTAGGTGGTTCAGATCCTGAAAGTAATGAACAGATTCGTATTGCTGCTCCATCATCTCTGCGTTCAGGAAATAGAGCCGTAACATTAAAAGATTTTGCTGATCTTGCGGTTTCGGTAAGTGGAGTAGGAAAAGCAAATGCAACTGCAAATGTTTGGACATCAGTAACTTTATATCTTGCTCCAACTAGAACAGCGCAAGATACCGACGTTGCTCCTGGATTAGACGATAATGAAGACCCAACGGCGGAGTTTGATCGACTTGAACAAGATGTATCTGAGTATCTTGCTGACAAGGTTTTGATTGGAACCACCGTAACAATTCAACCTCCCACATATGTTGACGCAGTTGTTACTATGCAGTACACAAAATTAGAAACCTACACAACTGACGAAGCAGAAGAAAACATAAAGAATGCTTTGCTTACAGGGTTTGGTTATGTAAACATGGCGTTTGAAGACAGGATTTATCCTAGAGATATTGAGTTTGTAGTTCAACAAGCACCAGGTATTGAAACTGTAACGGTTACTGCTTTGTATGAGTTTGGAGCAGGTTCTTCTCTCTCTACTTTAATTGGAGAACCTGATGAAATATTTCGTTTCTTAGAAGAAAACGTAAACCTTAGTGAGATTTAATGAATAAAGATAATCTGTACTTTGGAATATACAGGGGAGTTGTTAAAAACAATAGGGATCCAAAAGATCAAAGACGTCTAAAAGTTTCTATTCCACAACTTACAGGGACAGAGATAACAGATTGGATTGATTCTGTAGAGCCTTCTAATCTAAGTGTTGACGTTCCTGTTATAGGTCAGGGTGTTTGGATTCAATTTATTGGCGGTAGTTTAAACTACCCTATTTGGATTGGATCATTTGGTAAAAACCAGGGTAAGAATAAAAAGATATTTATTAAACCCCTGGCTAATACAACCTCTTTAACTGGACTATCGGCTCATATTATAACTGTCAAAAAATCTGATGGAACCACGGAGGTTGATCTAACAGCCACAGTTATGGCATTGGCTAATAAGGTCAAGACATTGGAAACAAACCTAACTACAGTAAAGAATACTTTGGCAACCAGAACTGCTGGGGGCCATACTCACGGGTCGAATGGATAATAGTTAAGACAGTAAATAAGGGGCAAACAAGAGAAAATAGACCGTTAGGTCTGAGAGGAAATTAAGTGACAGCATCATATCCAGCATCGGTAAAGTCCTTTACTACAAAGGTTGACTTTACTGATACCGTTCTGGCCGAACACGTTAATAGCCTTCAAGAAGAAGTAAATTCTATACAGGCTAACCTTGGAACTAATATAAAGACAGGCTCTGGTGGTGTAGGTAACTATGACACCGTAACCACTGCTTGGAATACTTTAAAAGATAGAATTACTAATATTGAGTATGGGTTAACAGATGTCTGGGGAGCAGTCCCTGTTGGTGGAACTACTGGTCAAGTATTAACAAAATCATCAAGTAGTGATTACGCAACTTCTTGGACAACCATAAATGCCTTGCCATCTCAAACTGGAAATAACGGTTATTATTTAACAACTAATGGCTCAAGTGCATCTTGGGCTCCAGCAAATACCCAATCAGATAACTTTAGTCAGTTCTTGCTGTCTGGCTGTTAAGGGGATTCCCTAGTGGCAAAATATGGCGTAAATTATTACGGCTCATCTACTTATGGGTCTTTTGTTAATCTTAGATTCTCTGTTCAGCCAATGTCGGTATTGGCAACTGAACTTGAAACCGTTTCATCTTTTGCAAAAGTATTAGTTAGATGGCAAACACCCAGGGGAAATTTTACTAGAATTAGGTTAGTTAGAAACCAAGCGGGATTTCCCGAAACTTCTGAAGACGGCGTAATTATTTATGATGAATTTGCCACAGAAGGAAATGTTAGTAGAACATCAATTATTGATGGAGAAGAAAACCCAACAGATATACCACTAGTTCCTGGTAGACAAGTTTATTATAGAATGTTTTTGTTTACTGAAACATTAGTTTGGAAAGTTGCTGGTTCTATAACAGCGATTGTTCCGTCAGACCACGGTATACAAGATAAGTTTATGGCAACTCTTCCAAGAGTGTTTACAAGCAAATCTCAAGAATCCTTGGGAGCGGTTGATGCAGATTCTGACCTTTATAAATTTGTGTCGGGGTTAACTTTTGCTCAAGAAGAATTATACACTTTGATTGATCTATTAAAGCCAAGACATACGGGATTAGAAACTCCCTTTGAATTAATACCAGCAGAAGTTACAAACTACGGATTACTTTCAGAGTCTGCTTTGCCAATTAAAAATCAAAAAAGATTAATTCGTGAAGCCCTTTATATGTACACCACTAAAGGAACTGAAAACGGTCTTGAAAGATATGCGGAGTCTTTAACTGGGTATGCGCCAACAATTACTGTTTCTGAAAACTTATTACTAACAGTTCAAGACTCTACTTTTTATGGAGGAATTGGTAATTGGGTTGCTAGTAGCGCAGTGCTAACATCTAGCACTGAGCAAGTTCCTGACTCAAGTACAAATCAAATAGATACGACAAAGACTGGAAAGATAGTTGCATCTGGATCTGGCAGCATGGTGTTGGGTGCTACAAACATAATTACAAAAGGTGTTCCAGTATTACCTAGTACAGAATATACGGTTTCGTGCAAACTAAAGTCTCCTGCAAGTGCAGGTAACATAACTTTATCAGTAAGATTTTATGACAAAGATGGAACAGCAACTTCTGCAGCAAATACCGCTACCGCTGTTGCTGCTGATAACACTTGGAAGTCTGCAAGCAAAACTGCAACATCAGATGCTACTTCTTCCTATGCAATTATAACTATTGCATATAGCGCTGCTGGTACTTATTATATAGATCAAGTTTGTATGCAAACAGGGGCTGCTGTTGCTTACGATGAAGCACGTGCGATTGATGTGTTTTTACTTCCTTCAAAAACAAACTATATTAAAAACCCATCATTTGAAGTCAACTCAAGTACGTGGGCATTAAGTGGGGCAACCTTTACACAAGACTCTAGTGTTCCAACATATGGATATTCGGGAGATTACAGTGGTAAATTTGTAGTAACAAACCCATGGAGTATTACTACTGACTATGAGATACCCATTACTACTGGAAAATATTACACAGTATCTGCATCCATAAAAGCGTTGGCCGCTTTATCTGCAAATTTAAAAATTACTTTTTATAATGACGCTGATGCTGTTGTAGAAACGGTAACTGAAAGTATCTCTGTAACCACATCTTTTGCAAATTTTACTTTAACTGGATTAACAGATTCCTCATCAAATGCTTCCTATGCCAAGGTGTCTTTCTATGGGACCACCGCTGGAACCCTTTATCTTGATTTGATTCAGTTTGAACAATCCCAGATAGCCACAGATTACTTTGATGGGTCATTGCCTTCAGAGTTTGGAGCGGTTTGGGAAGGAACTGATGATGCTTCTTATACCCATTTGTATCCAAATAAACCTAAAAAAGTTCCTAGATTAGGTAAGACCATGAATGATTGGGTGCCCCAAAATGCCTTCTGGAGGGTGCGTACATACGACGGAGTGGAGTACACCACTACTACGGTGTAGGATCTTGGGCTATGACTACAGACATAGTTATCCCAGTACTACTCACAGGAATGGCAGTTACATATGTAATTGAATTCCTAGACCTGTTTATCTCTGGCTTTATTACTAAGCCAACTCTAAATAAATACTTTGCATTGCCCCTTAGTTTCTTAGGTCTTTGGGTGCAGATAGATATGTATTATGACTTCTTTGTATTAGTTCCTGCTGCAACCTTTGTTTCATTAGCAATTGGCATGTACTTAAATAAACCTGTTATTGTTAAAGCACCAAATAGACTATCTCAATTATAGGAGCAAAATGAATATTGCAGTAATAACTTTTGAAGACGTATGCGTTGATGAAGGAATGGCGGCCTTACTAGAAAAGTATGGAAAGGATCAAGAACTACGGATATTTATTCCAGTAACTGGAAATGAAAATCATTTTGCTGAAAGTGTTATGGATCTATGTAAAGAACATAACATAAAAGTAACTTGCTTCATCATCAATGCCATAGATATTGATCACATCCTTATCGAAGCAGACGACATAGTTATTACTGATAATCCAGTAAAGGAAATTATTCGTCAGATAACCCCAGAAGATGTCTTAGGTATTGTCTGGGATAATTCGACCCAAGCCCACATTGTTCTTGCATCAGTTGAGGACTTTGGTATTGAGGTATGGGATATAACAAATGGATTAGATAAGATCGAGGTTGACTACTCAGAAGAGAGTAGCGATGAGTTATACACGGCAATGATGGATAGTATGGCTGTCTTTGTGGAACACATGGCTGACTACATAATGACTACAGTGTTAGATGTTTTAGCCATAGAGGTAGCAAAACACATAGAAGAGAATGCAAAAGACATAGACCCCTTTAAGGATAACAACCCTTGAGAATTCCTTTTAAGGCTTATTCGGCCAACCTAACCGATTATCAGTTTCGACTGCTGGCTGTGTTATGCCACTTAGCGGGCTCCAAGGGCCGTTTTAAGACCTCAGTAGAGGAGTTATGTAGACTGACTAACAAAACCTCAGACCGAACCGTCAGGACGGCCTTGAAGGCTCTTGAGCGGGATGGGTTTATAGTTCGTACCCCAAGCAAGAGGGCTAATGGATTTAAAGGAATGGACTGGTACGAAGTGGTAGCAAATTACCGCACTACAGAGTCTAGTGCAGAAAATTACCGCACTGAAAATTACCGCACCTCACATGACTATAAGTCACATAGCAGTATGACTAGTAAGTCATTAGTACCTAATAGTAAAGATAGTAATAAATTAAAAGATTCTGAATCCAAGGGGATTCTAATGAAAGAGATAAGAGTACCTATGAGACAATACGAAGATGATGGAAGCAATCTGGCAGGCTTTGGGTTGGTCGAGCCTAAAGATGCGCCACAGCCTAAGATCAGAAAATCCGATCCTAAGACTAGGGGACGACGACCAGAGCATGAGTGGACCCCAATGGATGTCGCTGCAGAGTTTTCTTATCGTGTCGGTCGGAAGTACCCCTTACTCCCTGGAACAGTTAGCGTCAAGCAACTCTCAGGAGCCCTTGCTAAATTTAGAAAGCAATATGACACCAACGCTCTAATTGAGTTAGAGTTACTTCGTCTGTTTATGGCAGATGAAAGAAACTTCCAGAACATTGGCGATGAGGCTCCGATGTTGTATAAGATGTTTCTCTCTTCCTTTGGCAAGAAGATGAACCAAGCAAGAGAAAATCTTGGCTTAAATAAAATTAACGCCCCAATCAATACAGCAGTTAAGATGGAGACGTTACAAGCAAGCGATGGACGCACTTTCCAGAATTCACTTTCTGGTAGAGCACAACTAGCACGGTACGAAAAACGACTAAAGGAGAATGCAAATGGCTAAAAAAGTAGTAAAGACATTTACCGCAAATCTAAATAAGAACCTTGAAAAGGGTGGCGCATGGATGGCTATAGTAAATGTAACAACAGATGGCATCGAAGGTTCTAACGTAGTTAACATGGCTGCATGGTCAAACGCATCAGCAGGCAAACGTTGGATCAAGAGCCAAGTGCAAGCACTTACACCACGCAAGAGCGTGAAGATGATTGCAGGTCAAGGAAGAGACGCCAAAGGAAAGCCAACTCTATTTGTTGGCGTTGTAACTTTTAAATCTGAATAATGCTCGAGTTCAGTTTCTTCTGCCCAAGTTGTAAAAAGAAAGTCCAAGGAGTTGCAACTGAACGAGATAGTATGAGTTTAGATCTTAAGTGTTACTCTTGTGATGCTGATTGGGAAAAGGTAATTGTTGATAGGGGGGAAGTATGAAAAGTAGATTAGTTTATCCAACGACTAATAAGTTTCTTAGATTTTTTGGCGATGTAATGTTACTCATCGGTAGTTGGTTTGACCACGTAGGTATGCGCTATGGCGGCATGTATGAAGTGGAGTTTGACGAAGACGATGTATGACATTAATCAACTCTCGGCCTTAAAGAAGCACTGGCTACTTCGTAACTCGAACATCCCACGTCGCTTCCTCGGCCTTGAGCCACAAGACCTTGTGGACAGAGCGGGATCCTTTCCTGACGAGGTGACTACGTGGATTGATGACTGTGTTAGTGGTCAGATCATTAAGCAGATTGGCAACATCGGAGTCAATGGCGTTGGTCTTCTATTTGATGGCGGACCTGGAATTGGTAAGACCACCCATGCAGTAGTTGCCGCTATGGAGTTTGTTAGAAGACTTCCTGATAATGATGCAGAGGCCGCAAGAGTACTGGGCATGAGTGCATCTGACTTTGGTATTGGGGCTCGTCCCGTGTACTACATGACTTACCCAGAGTTCTTATCTAGAAAGAAATCAACCTTTGATTCAGACCTTGATGATAAGAAGCAGGCCGTGTATGAGATAGATGGCTTTCATGGCAGATCTAAGTTTGATTGGTTAAATGTAAGAATTCTTGTAATTGATGATCTAGGAAAAGAATATGGTTCAAAGTACGATGACACATCCTTTGATGAGATACTT